GCCAGCGTGTCGGCGTAATGCTGTGTGATGTCCAGGATGCCGCCATAGTCCGGGCGGATGCGGAACAGGGTGCATTGCTCATCGATCACGGGCTCCAGGACGCCGGACAGAAGAGGGTTAGAAATCAGGGCTTTCGTGGGCTGATACATGACCCCGCGGCCTCCCAACGTGCACTGTTGCGGGATTACTCCATAGCGGTCTGTCTCTACTACTGCGATAAACCCCCAACAATACAGGGTATACAAGAAGTAGTTCCGCTGCCAATGCTTCGGGAGTGTCCACTTGAAAAGGCTTGTGGCCTTCGCCAAAAGCCAACGCATATAATACGCCGATATGGTGGTATTCCGGGCGTGAACGGTGGACGGGTTTTTCTGCGACGTCAGGAAGTTAGCCCGGTCGTAGAAATAGGGCGGGACGCCGGGGATTCCCCGGTCTATGCCCATAAAATAATCACCGTACAGGTATTCGTCCATGCTGGTCCTCCTTATTCATAAAAGAAGCCGCTTTCCATATAGCTTCGAATTTGGTCGATCTCTGTCTTTGTGGCAAGGTCCGCTGTGATTTCGGGGCTTGCTATCATCATATATCCAGGGATTTGGGCAAGTTGTTTCCGTTGGCAAAGCGGGCGCCCCAGGTCGGTGCGGTACTCATCCGTGATATGCTGGAACGTCTGCAACACGAACAGGGAGACAGGCGCGGTAAGTATACGGGCTCCCGTCGCGCCCTGGGTGGAGGCGTCGGGGAAATAGGAATTTGCCGCGCTTTGGATGCCGCTTGCCAGGGTTTGAATAGCGCCGCCCACATTACCAGTTACACCATACCCCACGCCGGCTGCGATGCTGGAAACTAACCCGGTTGCCAGCCCGAAATTGTCGGAAAGTACCTGCGACAACTGCTCAGGTACGGCAAGGCTCCCGACAAGTGTAATAATCTCGGTCACCTGGTCGTCATTGGCATATACGCCGCCAATGTACAGTTTAGAAGTCCCGGAAACGGGGTCCGCGTATGCCGTCAAGCTGATCTCTGCGAATTCGTGAAACTTGACGGTGTCCAATTCGATCTCTCCCCAGGGATATGCGGATAGCTTCATCCGGGAAAATGGAGCGATATTTACATAATCGCCCCGGGTCGCTGCCTGTGGATGCTTCGAAAGAGGGATACTGTCGGAAAGGACGAGGAACGGCTGCCGGGTCACAACATACGCCATATAGCCCGTTTCAAAGTAGCCCAGTTTCACATTGTGTTTGATGCTGGAGTGCGGGACCTCCACGGGGAACCACATACACGACGTCACATATTGCAGGGGGTTGAACTGCGCTTTCATAAAGTCGGGCACGCCGCCGCTTGCGGCGCTGGGATTATCCGCGCATACGTTGGCCCATAGGGTAGAGCCAAACATAGCGGCCCCGAAATCCGGCAATTCGTCCGAAGACAGATAATAATACCGTGTCAATCCATTCCCGCCGATGATGCCGATCACATAGCACCCAGCCGTGTTTTGCGCTATGGAAAACTCGGCGTAATGCTTAACCATAGTCACCTTCGATGTCAACGGATAAATCATATCCATAATGGTGCCGTCGGAGGTGTTGGCGCTGCGGAGAACGTACTGATAAGAGCTCCCGATATCGTCTTTCCAGCTTGCCAGCGGGTCCACTTGCAGCGTGGCTATTGCTATGCCCTTATCAAAAGTCCAGTCCATAACCCAATAATACCTATTAAACTCCAGGATATAGGCATAATTGAATTGGGATGGATTATCAATAGCCGACGTGAGGCGGATAGTCGGGTGCTGCACGCTCATGGGCTCGTTGGCCTCGCACATAATGGGGGTCCGCCCGTCGGCTGCGGCGGGGCGGTACGTGCTATTCACTTTTTTCACAACACGCCAAAAGCGGACGGTGAGCGCCATATATTCTTTCCTTTCATATATTGCCGGGGCGCCCATGCGGGAAGACGCCCCGGCCTCGGTCGGGTGTGGACGTTAGTCCAGGAGCAGAAGCACGGCCTTTTCGGTCATATCAAACCTGGTTTTGAAAACGTCGTGATAATCGTTATTCCAAAATTCTCCTCTCGTGTTAAACGGGGTGAGGTAGGACGCCTCGTAGACGGAGGCAATGCCCAGGGCGTCGCGGTCGAACATGACGCCGAAGATGTTGTTAACCGCCACATTATTGGAGGCGGTCACCACCGCGCCGCTGGTGTTGGTGTAGGTCGGCTTGAGGGAGACGCTCTTGGGGCTTGCAAAGGCCTGCCAATAGCTCACGCCTTCCACGTCGGCAAGTTTCAAATAGTCGTCATGGTAGGTCACGGACAAGGCCATGGCGTCCATTTGGTCCTTGTGCTCTGCGCTGATGTAGACACGGAGGTCCTCCGCGGGGGTGTGGCGAAGCACGTTCTTCCCGCTGATAGTGGTCTGGAAAGCGGCGGTGCGTTCGCTCATCATGCGGGCCAGGGTGTTGATTCTGGCGATGACCCAACGCACGAAGCTGGAATAGTTCGCGGGATCCATGACGGTGGTGGCGGTCAGGCTCCCGCCGGTGGCGGTGTTGTACTCCGTGAGCAGATGGACCACGCGGCCCGCCTGGTTCTCCGCGGACAGGGCGCCGATCATGTTGGCAAGCAGGGCCCGCTTTTTGGTTTCTTTCCAGGTTTCGATGGAGTTGGAACGGTCCTCCAACTGCATCTCATTGAATGCCATGAAATCTGCCGGGGAAGAAAAGGCGGTATCAAGCTGGTGCTTGAAAATGGTGAAACGATCACCATACACGGCCTGCCCATAAAAGGCGGTTTGCAGTACGTCCTTTTTCGCCAGGGCGTACATGTCCACGCTCTTGCCGTTACCGTTGGGAGGGGTCTCCGTGGCGTCGTAGCCCATAGGGTAGGCGAAAGCGCCATCGGTGCCGGGGTCATTGGAGACAGGGGTCAGCTTGCGGGTCATGGAGCCGAAACGGTCGGCGCTCATCTCCATGCCGCGGAGTTTGGAGCGATAAGGGCGGATAGAGAAGATAGTCCGGCTCCACATGTTAGACAGCACATTCATGACGGGGTCAAGGCCCTGCTGGATAGCGGTCTGCGCGACGGAGACGAACTCGCCGGGGGTGGACGGGGTGAGCACCTTCCGGCCGGTGGCCTGCTGCACCAGGTCGGCAAGAACGGTCCCGGCCTGGTAGACGATGTTAGTGTTGATATTGGGCATTACTTATTACCTCCTGTTTTATATGTCGGGTCTATGATACGGGCCAGCACGTCCGCGCCGCTATCGGGCGGCGCCTGTGGGGGCTGGTTGTCGTTGCGTATGGCGCCCCGCTGCACCTGTGCCGTGAGCGCCTGCAACTGTGCCATAATATCCGTATTGGATGGACCGGCGGGCGCGGGTGTGGATTGTGCGGGTTCTGTGGATACTGTGGATTCTTCGGTGGATTCTGTGGATAACTCCGCCGGGGCCGGTGCTTCGGTGGATGCCTCCGCCGATTCGGTGGATACTGTGGACGGTGTGGACGGTGTGGATAACTGCCCACTAAGGGCGGTGATCTGCGCCGCAGTAAATCCAGCTTTTGCCAATGTTAAAACGTCTTGGGCCGAAAGACTCATGCTTTTCATCCTCCTATTACTCTTGTGTATCTCGGTTTATTTGTGATATATCCAATCCCCTTGAAAGTCTGTATCTTATACCATCCAGTCTCGGGGTCAACGCCTAATAGTTCATAGGTCTGCCCGCCGCGGGCGGTGAACATAGAACGGTATTTGGTGGAGGGCCCGCGCCGCACGTTCACCCGGCGCGACGGTTTACCTACCACCTCAATGCGGCGGGAAGAAGTACCCTCCTCCTGGGGCGAAGAGCCAATTTGCGGTGTAGTGCCGTCTGTATAGCCGGGGAGATTCCCCGGGGGTGGTACAACACCTCCTTCGAATATGTTGGGGATGCCCCAACATGACCAATCGGAGGCCTGGAAAGTATTTTTGATAACGCCGACGGTACGCCCATATGCCTGGATTATCTCGGTGTCATTTATCATATAACCCACATGGTACGCCCGCCCGCTACTATCTGTATTGAATAACCACCAACCGCGCTTTGGCGGATTTGTAGAAAGAGTGCTCCGCCTCATCATGCCATCGGCGTTTGTATCTACGAATATATTCTTTAGGTTGTACCAAAAGTAGACGCCCAGGCCTGAGCAGTCATAGGCGAAAAGCTCCGTGGCGCCTGCATTGAATTTCCGCCGACAATACGCCTTGACGTTGGCGGCGTTCGTGGGGTCGCTTTCGTGGGCGTCAATGACCGCAATATAATTGGAGGGCGTTAGCCTGGTATGCTGCCCGCCCCACAAATACGGCTGGCCTATCTGCTGGTGCAAATAGGCGATAAATTCATCTAAGTCTTGCGCTGTAGCGTATGGCATTAGGCGCCCTTCCTTCCTATGATATTATCGATCCCGGGCGTGAACGCCCGAAGGTTTTCAATGATACTGCCGATCTCCATCAAGACGCAATAGCCAACGCCAACTTGAAACAAAGGCAAGTTTGCCTCAATTCCCAGCACCGGCGCGGCGATCTGCACACCATAGAGCAGCCCGCACGCCAGGAGCTCCCCCAGCTTATGAAAAAGCCCCTGCCGCATTACCGAAGACTTGAAAGACTTCGTATAGAACGCTTTGAGCAGTCCCGTAATAATATCCAGGAGAATGGCGACAGCTACGATAACGGCATAGACGGCAAGTTTCATATATAAACCCTCCAAAGGTTGAACGTGGGGTGCTCTCGCCCCGCGCCCGGGGCATATGGGCGGGCTTCCGGCCCTGCGTGCGCCCGCACCCCACATGAAGAATATATATGATTACAACAACAATGTCAAGCGTCAAAATACTTTATTAACAACATTTCTGTTGTGGTGTTCTCAAACACCATGGCCCTGTCCATGTACGCCTTCCAAAGCGTGGCCTTATACCGGGTATTGAATCGGCGCAGGTCCACCCGACCGCTGCCAAACCGGGGAGGGCTGCCGCTGATATGCGATGATATATAATATTCTGCCCGGTGCTTATGCTTATATACGCAGATTTCACCCACCGCAACAATGGGGTTATACTCGCGCAACACCACGGGGCGGCACATGGTCCCCCATTCCTCGGCCGGTGTATTCTCCAATGCCGCCGCGGTGTATTCGCTATTTTTGCCCAGGAGGGTATATAGCGCGGTGCCGCGTTTCTCTTCACCGACGGCGCTATCCGTCACGACCACCAGGAGGAGCCCGCGCCCACGATCTATATACAACTGCTGCCCCTTCCGTTTCATGCGCTCGATGCGGGATACAAGCCCCATATCCACCAGGAGCTCCGCCGCGCTGTCGTTGCTGTTCCCGATGCAAACCAACTGCACAGGCGGGCGCCCTTCCAGTTCCCGGTTTCGGTTAATGGTTTCGTAGGCGTCCCAAAGGCTGGACGCCTCGTTTTTAATCCTTGCTTCTCGCGCTTGTGGAATACACTCTTCAAACACGATCCGGGTTATATCGGACCCATCGAAGCCACGGAGGCTGCCAAAGGTTGACAAGGCAACACCCACGCCCAGGAGCTCCCCGGTGTCGCCGTCATAAAACCCGGAGGAGTACCGGGATATGCTCTTTACTGTCGTCGTGTAATGGCGTACCATGTCCAGGCGCTTAAAGGGGCTAAACTCCTGCTTGGCGCAAATGTCAATTTGCGTTTGCAGTCTGCGCATATACGCAAAGCGCCCCCGGCCCTCCATGGCCTCTCTCCTGCAAAAGTCCAGGACGCCGAAGGTTTTACCGACGCCGCGGCCGGTCAGTATGAGCGTAAAGGGCATACCAATGCCCAGGATTGCCGGTATATCAAGGTATCCGTTTTTTCCGATCACTTCCATAATATAAAAGGCGGGGCCTTTCGGTCCCGCCGCCCTTCCTTTCTTATGCCAACCGTTCCTCTACCAGGCGGATGATCGTTTCCGTCTGCTCCTCATCCAACTTGATCATACAATGATTCCAGTATTTCCCATCCTTCGGGTCCTTCCGCGCCGGGAAACTGATGAAGGGGCCCTTCTCGCCCTCATACACCCGCAGGCCATACATGAAGATGTCACCATCAATACAGAGGTTAAAACTAACCTGCCCGTCCGTGAACTGATGGGCCCTTGTCACCTGAAAAGAGTGCTCCTTCTTCTCCGTCTTCTTGCCGAACCGTTTGCTTTCCATTACCTTTTACTTCCTTTCTTTTCCTTTTGCTTTATTAGAACGGGGCTTGCCCGCGCCAACCATGGGATTGTTAGGCTTAACCAGGGGACCGCCGCAGATGGGGCACACAGGCGCATACACATAGTTCACGTCCACCCGGAACCCGCATTGTGGGCAGGCATATGAGAAAATTTTGTTAGCCATTGTCATTCCTCCTTTAAGCACCGGGGGCATACGCCGCGCCCCTGCCTGATCGAAAGCACTTGCCAACCGGCGGACTCCAATATCTCGCGCATTTCTGCCCCGTACATAAAGGTTATGGGGAGACGGTAGCCGCACCTTATGCAAGCGATTTTGTAGTCCATGGAACCCTGCCGCCTCCCACCTTCAAGGGGTTAACTTAATTATAAGGCACGCCGCCGGGTCCTGTCAAGCCGTTTTTA